TGCTCGACGAATATCCATCGGTGAAGACTCAGGGTCTTTACGAACATCAGCCAGATTCTTCTCAGCATCAGCCACCGAATAGATAGCCTCCTCAACAGCATACGTTGCTCGTTCCTGCGCACGTTGCGCCTTAGCCAACTCAGCCTGCGCAGCCAAAGCCTCCGGCGAACCAGCACCGAAACCTTGAGAAATCTGAGCCAACTTTGCTTGAGCATCAGCAACAGCCATATCAGCTTCCGCTTTAGATTTAGTTGCCCTAACCGTACTTTTCTGGGCATCATTGAATGACTTCTGTGCTGAAGTACTGTCCTTCAAAGACTTGCTATATTCCTTCAATTTTTCTTCAGCGGATTTAATTGCTTTAGCAGCACCACCCGTAGTCGGAATAATTTCTTTAACACCAGAAGTAAACGTGTTGTTAGCAAGAGACGCACTTCGAGTGGCCTGACCCATACGTTCAGCAGAGTCAGAAACATCCTTGCTCGGTTTACCGAATCGTTGAAGTTCTTGTGAAGCCAAATAAACCTGTCGCCTAAACCCATCAAACATCGCACCAGCGTTGGACAAAGCCTCGCCAGTAGATTCCTGAATCTCCCGCATGGCAACAGCAACCGCCAAAGACTTTGCTGCAGCACCTAATTGACCTTTGATACCGAAAGCAAGCGCAGCACCGTCAGCAAGAATACGAACCGTTTTTGCAGCCTCATTTGTAAACGAAAGAATAGACAGATAAGCGGACTCAAACACATTGATTGCAGAAACACCAAAGTCTTCAAGTGTTGCTGTAGCCATAGCCAAAGCACCGCCAATGCCTTTTTCTTCAACATTGTCAACAAATATCTTGACCGCAGGAACAATGTTTTTAACTATGAAATCAGAGAACTTTTGCAAAGTTGGAAGAAGTGCTGCACCAATGACTTCCATCACTTCACCAATTTGACTACCAATGATTTTGATTTGACCACCAAAAGTATTGGCTGACGTTGCAGCAGCACCGCCAAACTGGTCGTTCAACAAACCTAAAACTTGATTGAAATCTTTAGATTTTTTTGTGTTCTCATCAAGAGGAATACCAAGTTTAGATAATGCTGTGAACTGCCCCTGGCTGGCCTTAGCCAACGCCAACGAAACAGACTCAAGGTCTTTACCTGTGCTGGCAGACACGTCTTGAGCAAGGTTAAGTAATTGCTGAGATTGTTGAAGATCACCTGTCGCTCGAATCAAAGTCCCCAACGATGTTCTCAAACTGGTATCCGACGTGCCGGTTCGTAACTGAGCCAACGAAATATAATCCTCAGTTGACTTATTCAAAGACTGACTAGCACCAAAGGTTTTCTCCAGCTGACGCTGCAACTCAGCCTGCGACTTCTGGTCTTCCATCGCAGCCTTGACTGCCTTAGTCATCCCAACAGCGATAGCACCAAAGGCTGCGGTAGCCCCAACCGCCAAAGCACCAAACAAAGGTGAGGTCTTAGAAACCTGATTCCCGAAACCCTTGATGTCACCGGATAGAAGTTTCAGCCCTGCTTTGGCTGCAGCGGTATCAGAAATAAACTTAACAACGAACGTCCGCTCACCAGCCATGCGACGATTCTACTCAATAACAGACAACCCATTCCGCAAAGCAACAAACTCATCAAGCATCGCAGAATACAAAGCCTTCCCTGACAGGCCATCCCAACGAGAAATATCTACAGGCTTATTCCACCAAGCCTCATCCAACACCTCTGAACCAGCACGACGCTGACGAGGTTGACGCACCTGCTTCGAGCGAGGCGACACAGGATTGACAACAGGTTCAACATCCAACCTGAACGATGAATCAAGCAACTCGCCATGACCCTCATGGAACTCAAACGGCTGATCCGGTGCGTGTTGAGGTAGATAGAAAATACGAGCAGGGTCTTTAGTCTGAGGGTCACCAACCAACCCGATACGGTCATGCAACTCCTGCCACACCACACGCCATAACGACGCAGGCACCTTCTCAGCTAACGGCAAAACAAGGTGATAGTGAGGATCATCCAACCGATGCGAATAGGTCGAATACGCAAACCATTCCAAACCGTCAAGACGTGCATGGTCAAACGCTTCACCGTCCATGTCAACCACAAGGGCTTCCACAAACCTCACATTACGGTTACCTCTGGTAGTACCAGCGTCATACTCAACCGGAGACCACAACGCACCAGCAGCCTTGACAGCGTTCTCCTCATGCAACGACAACAGCTCTTTGAGTTGCTCCCAGGACGAAGCCAACGGCTTCGGATAAATAGACTTCACATTCTTAAACAGAACTGCCATAACCCCTCCTCCTAGTAGGGTACAGGAAACTCAGCCGAAGTCAAGCATTAGTCCCTAATGAAGACCATGCCCTTATCAGTCATGTTCCATACGCCACCAGCCTCAGCCCTAGCCTTCAACGCTGTAGCTCTATCATCAGCCAACTTCGCTAGAACCTTATCAATTGCACCTAGATATTCCTTGGCGATATTTTCCTTTTCCTTACGAACGGTCTGCCAGAAGAAATAACCTGATCTGCCACGATGACGCAAGAACTGGCGAGTCCTAGGTCTAGCCTGACCACCAAACTCAGCACCAAAGAACACGTCACCCCTAGTGACCTTTTGCTTGCGTTTCCTGTTTGGGTTTGATTTAGATACAAACGCAGACTTCTCACTCAATTTTACGGTAGGGATACGGTCACGTCGAGCCTTCATCCCTTTCATAACCTCTACGGCCTGCCTATTCCGAGTAACCGTTGACGCTTCTATCTTGGCTTTGTTGACCAAGTTCTGAGCTACTTCCTGTGCAGCCTTACGCATCTCATTATTGAAATTGGCATCGGCTCTAGAAGCGTCACGAAGGAACTTTGCAATACCGTCAATTTGAATCGCATCGTTGCCACCAAGAATGGTGACTTGTCCTGCTCTTCCAAACGCTTCAGCCATAACAACAGACTACTTGTTTAGATGAATTGCTCTCCAACGCAAATAAGCAAACATGGTGAACAACATTCGAGGGTCTTCTGCCAGCAACACCGAAGGTGCAATACCTGTCTCAACAGACAGGTAAGCAATCATCCAATGGGCTGACTGATCTCCAAAGGGACGATCACAGCGTCAGCTTGGTTGCCCAACTCCAAAGTCTCGACATCGTTAATCCAAGAATCAAAATCTAAACCCGTCTTCTTCTGACGATGCTCCGAATGCCATGCGATAAACGCAAGATCAGTCAAGGTCAGTTCGGCTTCAAACTTCGCAACACTCTTGCTGAACTTCTTTTCAAAAGCAATAAAGTCTGGGAATGTTGCCATGATGGTTCGCTTGGACTGATCCAAAGCAGAAGTCATCTCTAGAGCTATCTTCATTTTCTACCTCCGCAGGTAAGGGTTTTAAAAAAAGTTATGCGCCAGTACCAGTCTTAGTTACAGCACCATCGATTGGATAGGTGACCGATGCGGTAGCAAGATCGCCAACAGCACCAGCAACAGGAGTCCAAGTCAAAGGAAGCACATTGAATGCGTACTGTGGATTGCTTGAAGATGCAGCACCAGTTCCGTTTGGCTTGACTGTCATAGGTACAGCAGTACCCGCAGCCCAAGCGTCGTAGAACAACTTCTCAATCGTTGGGTAGTCCTGATGCAGTTCAAGTGTGATTGCGTTGTCTGCAAGACCTGCGATACGGGTAACCGCACCGGATGAGCCGAACGAAGTTGTAGCTACTTCCGCTTTTGACAGGTTTAATGTTACTGATGCTACGTAACTGGTGATATCCGTGTTTGCCGTACCGAAGGTAACCGCCACGTTTGTGAGAACTTGCTTTGCCATATTTGTGACTCCTGCCTTCCGGCACTCGAAGATTTACTACTGAAACTCTACACGCTCGCAGGATTGCGTATCAACTAAGCGTACACCACCACACGGAAGTCAACCATCAGATAGGTCGCATCGTTGCCATCCATCGTGGAGATATTTGAGGCAGACTCAACCAGCAAGTTCTGCACCACCCCACCCAACGAGCGATCCGCTTCCAACGCTGCACGAACCGAAGTCGTACCCTCATAAGACAGATACCCATCCAAAGCAGTCTGAGCTGTGCGCTCCGCAGACCTACCCACAACCACAGACACCACGAAAATATGGGTCACTAACCCACCACGCATCGCCCC